CGTGCTTGGCATAAAGAACTGATTGCAAAACAGCACAAATTAGGCGTATTCAAACACGAACTTATTTGCACTAATTGTGGCAAATCTTATGTAGGGGAAATAAAGAGCGAAAACACCTTTTGTTCTAATGCGTGTAAGTCTGCTTATAGAAGAAAAACAGGAAAAGATTTAGATGAGCGTATCTGTGAAATTTGTGGAAATACGTTTTTAGCAAATAAATATAAACCAACTGTTACTTGTTCGCGTAGTTGTGCTTGTAAACTCTCGCACAGACGCGGTAACTGAATATTTTTTAGTATTTACAGAAAAATATTCACTATAACGCCAACTGGTATTTACATTCATCTACAAAAATTGTAAAATTTAGTTATGAGCGAGATGTTGAACCTACTAACTATGGCGTTTGACGGTGTTGGTGAGTATCAAATACCGCAAATTAAGCCTGTTACAGAACTCTATGTCAAAGATTGGATAGGGTTTAACTTCGTAGCCACAACAAGAAAGCAACGAGAACTAACTGGCGTTCATTTTTATATTGACGATTATCAGTTTGACCGTGTTTGGAACTTTCCTTGGAGGTTTTCAAAGGTATTTCAGGAATTTGGTGCAATAATGACACCAGATTTCTCAACTTATCTTGATTTTCCTAAAGCAGTTAGAATTTTTAATCATTATCGCAGACATTGGTGTGGTGCATATTGGCAAGAATTAGGTATAACTGTCATACCAACCATAGAATGGGGCGATGAAGAAGATTACTCGTGGTGTTTTGACGGAGAACCAGAAGGTGGAATAGTGGCTGTCTCTAATGTAGGCATTATGAATAATAAAGAACTGCGTGAAAAGTATATGAAAGGCTACAAAGAGATGCTTACACGCTTACAACCTAAAGAAGTTTTGATGTTTGGGCATATTTTTGACGATTATCCTGGACCAGTACACTATATTCACTATCAACAAGCAAAAGGCGAACAAGGAAAAGAGTAATGGCGAATAAAGCAAGATACTATGGTCTCGTAAAGAGAGAACAAAAAGATTTAAAATCGCGTGTTGCAGACGCGCCTTTTATTAACGTGGACGAACTTACTCCGTGGACAGTTTATTCTGTGCTTGCACTTGTGCCTTCTATTGATAGTCTTACCTCAGCGTTAAAAGCAACGCAAAGAATGAGAGAAGAACTAATAAAAAACGGGTTTAACGGCAGAATAATCGTGGATGGTAGCACAATTTCTGACGGAATTAACAGTTATGTTTTAACTAAGACGAGTAATGGCATAATGATAGTAAAAGAACAACACGAAGAAAAGAAACGTAAGAGGTAATCTATGAGCATATGGAGTACGATTGCAAATAAAATAAAGGGGTTTATAAGCAAGATGATTGGTAGACAAAATATTGAAGAAGTTTTAAGAGTAAAGCCTGCAATCTCTGGAGAGATGATTAACGCCATTGAATTATGGACTGCTATGTATGAGAACAGAGCACCATGGCTTAAACGTCCTACTGAGGACGACCCGTCCACTGTCAAATCTCTCGGATTGCCTCAGTTGATTGCTTGCGAAAAGGCAAGAACTGCATTAATTGAGTTCGAAAGTGAAATCACCACGCCTATCAAGGAAGTTAAGCCTGTCACACCTAACTATATGAATCCTAATAATATAGGAACAGATGGAAAGGCTGAACCACAGGTTGCTATGCACGTTGTAACAGAAGACGTGCCTAAAGGCTCAACAAAGAGAGCAGAGTTTCTTAATAGAGAGTATGTTAAGCCCAAGGACGCGCTCAGAGTTCAGATTGAGTACGGAATTGCAAAGGGCGGTCTCGTTGTTAAGCCTTATCCTGTAAAACACTCAAAATCAAGCGGCGATATTATGACAGGCGAAGTAAATCAGCCGCTAGTTGACAATGAGTGGGAGTTTGAGTTCGACTATATTCAGGCAAACGAGTTTTATCCGCTGTCTTTTGATAGTAGCGGAAAAATGACGGAGGCCGCTTTTATTCAGCGAAAGATTGATAACGATATTATTTATAGTCGTTTGGAATATCACAAGTTAGAAGACAACACGATTACAGTTATTAATAAAGCATTTAAAGCAAGTGCAAGAGCACCAAAAGTTGATTATCTTGGTGTGGAAATATCGCTTACAGAGGTGCCTGAATGGGCTATGCTTTCTCCTGAAACAAAGATTGGTGGAGTAAACAGACTTCTTTTTGCATACTTTAAAATGCCAGAAGCGAACACGATTGATACTCATTCACCTCTTGGTGTAAGTGGTTTTGACAAGGTCAGGTCACTTATTGAAGAAGCAGATAAACAGTATTCAAGACTTCTCTGGGAGTTTGAGGGTGGCGAACTCGCTATTGATATTGACCGAGACGCTCTGAAATGGATAGAAGACCCTAATAATCCTGATAAGGGTCGCTCTACTATGAGCAGACTTCAGGACAGACTTTTCCGTAAAGTTGACCTTAATGAAGAAAATACTTACGAGGTATTCTCTCCTACGCTTAGAGACCAGTCGCTTATCAATGGACTTAACTGTATCTTAATGCGTATTGAAGACGTTTCTGGTCTTTCTCGCGGTACGTTATCTGATGTTATTAGCGAGGCTAAGACAGCAACAGAGTTGAAAATGCTTCGTGTACGCAGTTATGAAACAAACGCGCACATTCAGAAAGCCATTGAAAGGATGCTCAAGGATTTAATCTATGTAATGAATGTCTACTGTGACCTTTATAAGATTACTGAGAAGGGCGAATATGAAGTATCGTTTGAGTGGGACGATAGCATTATGTCGGACACTGACAGCGAACTTACCAAGAGACTGTTACTTGTACAGAATGGCATATCTAGTAAGATTGAAACTCGTATGTGGTACTTCGGTGAGACAGAGCATCAGGCTAAAGAGGCACTTATGCGAGTACAACAAGAGAGTTTGGAAAGTGTTCAACAGAATGTTGCTGAAATGACGCTACTCGGACAAACTCCAGAAAGCAAAAAAGAGGAAAGTCCTAAAAATCCCTCTAACAATAGTAACAACAACTTCAAGAGTGGAGACAATCAGTATAGTAAATAATGCTTACAGACGAACAGATTGAGGAAATTTTATATAAGTATACCAGTCGGCAAGACGGGTTTAATATGTCCGTAATCACAATAATTGCGAACAGACTATCTCGAATTGCCGATTTTGATACGCTTGATACATTAGACCAACTGGCAATAATGGAAAAAGATATTGCTAGTATTAATGCTGAGTATGTAAAGTATTTAAAAGACCAGACACGTTATATTGAAGATGATTTTTGGGAACTTGCGATTATCGTCTACTTGGAAAGTCTAAAATTCTACGAAGAAAAGATAGAATTGCAGATGAACAAGACCTTGATGAACAATATTCGTAACATCACACGCGACGCACAAAGGAGTCTCTTAGCACTTCTTCAAAATCCTGTGTTTGTTATTCGAGATTTGGCAAATCCCGCGCTTGTAAAGCCATACAACTTCGAAAAGACATATCGTACAGTTATAAACGAAGCCAAGAGTTATAACGGACTGTCTGGTCAATTAAAAGACATAGCGTTAAAACGCACAGAAACGCAGTTATTTGACAGCGGAATACTTTATATGAAAGATAACTCATCTACGAGCGCGAAAGACGCTACACACGCAAATAGCGCGATTAGAATGAATGTGTTAGATAGTGTAAAAAATCTGATAAATACAATGCAAGATATTATGGGAGAGCAGTTCGGAGCAAACGCGGCTGAACTGTCTGCTCATATTTATCCTGCACCTGACCACGCTCCAGCACAAGGACATCAATTTGCACTTGAAGAAGTGAATAAAATGCAGTCAGGACTTAACTTCAAAGATTTACAAGATAATGAATATGACGGTTTTGAGCGTAATATAGGCGAGTGGAATTGCAGACACTACTTTATGAAGATAAAGAAAGGTGCAGAACCTACATACACACAAGCACAGTTAGACAAAATCTTGGAAGATAATGAGCGCGGTTATACTGACGATAAAGGCGTGCATAGAACCTTATATGAATGTACGCAAGTTCAAAGAAGATATGAACGAGAAATCAGACACGCAAAAGAAAGATACTTGTATGGCAAAGCGTTAAACAATCGAGAGATGATGTTTAACGCCAGAAATAGAGTTGGCAC